AATCCGGTCGCTCGAACGGTCTCTTATGTCTGATCGAGAAGCCATGCGGACGCGTGTCGTCTACGGTGTTCCACTCTGGGCTAACTTAGTCTTCAGTCCGGTCGGTGATATCCTCACACACATGAAGGAGTCACTCGCTGAGGGCCGACCGGAACGCGATATCCGACTTGGACCCGATGGTCGCGATGTCGTTTACATCGCCGGTGATTACTCAGGCTACGATACCACCATCCAACCAGCCATGCTGAGGTGGGCCGCCGACCTGGCACTCGATGCTGCGAGGCAGTCGAAGTGGTGGGATGAGGCAATCGCGATGACACCCGGTGGTGAGGATCGAATCAGGCGCGTGTTGGAGGAGACTCTATTTGGCAACGCACTTTGCCCCGCTGGCATTGATGATTTGTTCCCCGCCATCGAACTTGATCGCTCAGACTCCGCCGGGCTGGTGTCAGGCATTAAGTTCACCGCGATCCTCGGCGCTATTATCAACTACGCTGTCCAGCTTGAAGCAGTAGCCGCCGCCACCGGAAAGCGTGTCTCCGACGTGATCAAGTGGATTGAATCGGGCGCTCTCGCGATCCGTACCTTCGGTGATGACACTCTGTTGATCTGGGACGCCGCCCTCTGGATGTCCGTCCACTGGTCAGCCAAAGCATATATCGAAGTCGTTGAGTCGTATGGAATGAAGATCGGATTCGATACGCCAATGTGGCTGCAACGCCATGTTAGCTACGGTCAGTTATTTCCTGTAGCTAGCCGACGCTTCATTAGGACAGTCTTCCCTGAGTACTGGCGAAAGGGTTTGCTTGCTCAGGTCGCTCTCATCGGTCGTTTCATGGATTTCGATCCTGCGATGACGATGAAGTTCTTTCCCCCTCTCGAAATGCTAATCCGGCAATTCTATGAGGATTTTGGTGTCTCGCGCTGGCGTGGCAGGGAGCTCGACGCACTGCGATTCTATCAGGCTACGTTGCCAGGTGGAATTGACGGTGGGAACAGGGATCTCGCTGACCGCCTCGCAATCCAGTATGGTCTCGAAGAGTTCATCGAGGGAAAGACACGCCTTCGTGTTCCTGAGCTGTTCGAGGATGAATCGTGTCAGAAACCTGCAATCATGAAGAAAGCCGGCCAAGCTCGTGTGACAAGCCTGCAGTACGAGATGGGTTGGCAGGAGGTTCAGCTCCAATGAGTTGGAATAAGATCGAAAAGGGAAAGCTGCACATGGCCAAGTTTGAAGGCGCGTTCGCTAAGCTCGAGGTCGATGGTGGTACCGTCTACGCTGGCTTAGACGACGATATCGTCATCATCACCAAGCAGTCATCGCCTTCGACTGAGATGACCAGTGCGATGCCAGCCCATCCATCAGGTGGTGTGGATGTCGAGTTCATGGCCATCCTTCAGCAGTCGCTGATTGAAAATCAGGCTGCGGAGCCAGATCCTGGAGGAGAACCCGATC